CTAACCCTAGATTTAGAAGGACTAGCAAATACTATATTGTGTAATTTTTTAATATTAATTCCTGTAGAAAATGTTCCGTATGAAGCAACAATTACAGCATTTTCTTCTTGTTCAGTAAGTTCTCTTACCAATTCTCTTTCATCAGTATCAACAGAACCGTGTACAAAAAATACTTTACGGTTTTTATCGACAGAATTATTTATTAATTCATACAACACCTCACCATGTTTTTCAACATAGTTAAACAACACTAAAGTATTACCATTTAAATCTGTAACTAGTTTAGTAATAAGTTGATTTCTTTTTTCGTGTTGTACAATGTAATCAATTTCATCTTGGTATGTATTAAATTGTTTAAACTCATGCTTACATAAAAGGATTTTAATTCTTAAATTAGAAAGATATCCTTTTTGAATTAAGTCATCTGTTTTTGTAACCTTCTCACAATAACCAAATAAACCTTCTAAAATCCATTTATGTGTTTTAGATCCATCAAGTGTTCCTGTAAATCCAAAACGATATTTGGCATTGTGACACTTCTCCATAATACCAGTTAGACTTTTTGATTTAAATAAATGTGCTTCATCACCGATAACACAGTCAATGTCATCAAAGTATCTTTTGGGGAACTTGTATATAGACTGCCAGGTGGTGACAATAACTGGTTTATTTGAATTCTTATCTTGGCCGGAATATATCTTATGACAGTAGTGGTCTGCATTCCATCCATAGTCTTTAAAATCTTTAGTGATCTGCTCTACAAGAGAAGTTGTTGGAACAATAATTAAAATCTTTTTGTTTGCTTTTTCATAATACCTTACCAAAGAATAAATCATTAAAGATTTACCTGATCCTGTAGGAGACAAGAACAATCCTCTATTATTTTTTAATGCTTTGTATACAGTATAGTATTGATAATCTCTTGCTTGAATATTTGAAATAGAATCAACAAAAGACTTTACTGCTGGTGGAGAAATAAATTCATTGTAATCATTTACATCACCATACCATTTATTGTCTTCTGTAATAAGATTATATTGTTTTTCTTTTGCCCATTCCTTTAAATGATTGAACAAACCAACATACAATTGTCCTGTAGCGGGTGAGTATAATCTGATTGTTCCGTCCCAATATTTAAATCTTGGTTGTCTTTTTAAAAATTTTGCTTCAGGTAACTCAAAAGAAAAGTAATCTGCTAGTTCATGATGTGTTGATGGTTCTGCTTGAATAGTCAAATAAACTTCATTCTTTTTAGTTACAATAATTCTGGACATTAATTTTCACCATTAATAAATTTTTCCCATTCAATAGCAGACTTAATTTGATATCCTCTGTTTGAAATTTGTTTCATAACTTGATCTAAAAAGAATATAATATCTTCTACATATCCTATTTTAGATTGTAAATTAATTATATCTTCATCTGCTTCCATGTAGACTTTCATTTTCTCAGCAGTTTTAATGGAATGAGGAAACGGTTTTTCCGCTGATCCATCGTAATACTGTCTCTTTTCTTTTGTTAATCTACGTAATTGTATATCTAAACTTTTTCTTATATGTTGAAAATCTAGATAGTAATTTAAATATTTGTTGTGAGCAAAAGGAATTTCTAATGCTAGAGCTCCAAGATCTGTAGAATATTGTTTGTCTTTAAATTCATGATCAACTCTGCTATCTTCACTCCACTCTGATTTAATTTTTTCAAATGTTTTAACGATAGTATCAAACTTCATAATTTACGGGTTGGAAATTTTCATCACGAATGTTAACACCAAAGTATCTAAATGATACTTGTGCTATAAAATATTCAATGTTCTCTACAGAGGCATCGAATTCAATGGGAGACAATCTGTAGGGAAAAATATAATCAAAGTCAATAAAAAACTTTGGGTTATAATTTGAAGAAAGCACTGCTAGATTTCCTTTTGAATATTCTAGTGCTTCTCCAGAGTATCCTTCTGATCCTCCGTTCTTACGTATCCAATGCCATACAGACCAATAATTTTTTAAATCCTCATCAATAATGAAAGTGAGATTTAGATCTTCATACTCTACTCCCCCACCAGGAGCAATTGGATACGTTCTGAATCTAGTTGGTACGTCAATAGTAGGCATACTAATTGCTGGAAGATTTGCTCTTTGACAGAAAAAATCTACACCAGGAAACATTTCTAGGTTGAGTATAAATCCTGTAGGAGAAAGATAATTTCTATTTTCTGGTTGATATTTAACCCAATCAGCGGACATGTCAACTTCCCAAGCTATGAATTATTTATGTGCATAAAAAAAGGACCCCGTAGGGTCCTTGGAATGTATACAGATCAGGCGAGGTTCTTAACTCTGACTCTTCTGTAATACTGGTTTCTGTTGAAGGTGAGTGCTTCAGCATCAGGGGCTCCAAGAGAATTAGTAACGAATGGGTTAGCAACCATACCGTAACGAGTCTTGAATCCAATCTTAGGCTGGAAGGTCTCAGGATCGATGCTTCTGAGCATCTGGAGGGGTACATATGGGCAATAGAATAGTCCAGCGTCATATGGGTTGGTTCCCTTATAACCAACAACGTAATACTGAGTATCAGAAACGTTAGCAGAATAAGGATCAACATATACCTTGATACGACCATTGATAGTACCAACAGCAAGGTTGCCGGTATCATCAACTTCACCAATGGAAGGACCACCAGCACCGCTTAGACCCGAAGAATAATCAAGTACGCCAGACATGGCGAGAGCGGAAGCAACGTCAGCAGAGGTGATTAGGAAGTTGCCTTTTCCTCTACGAGTTTGCTGAGCGATAGCGTTAGCATCACGCTCGATTTGGAACATGAGTCCCTTCCACTTCTCAACCGACCAACGACCGTTGGAGTCAACGTCTAGGTCAAATACACCTTGGTTAGCAACGTTAGCCTGAGCACCCTGCTTAGCAATGGTGTAGACCGTACGAACAACTTCACGGTTGATTTCAGCAAGGATCTCGCTTGAAAGAATGTTAGCGAGTTCTTGCTCAGCATCAAGACCATGAACTGCCTTAAGATCCTGAGCGAGTTCTAGAGTGTACTCTGAACGGAGTGCTCTGGTCTTAGCAGTAACAGCAGTCTTTTCGATGCTGAATGACATCTCGTTGAAGAGATTGCCAGCAGCTGAACCTAGGGTCTCAGCCTCGTCACGGGCAATGCCTCCGGCATATCTCTCGTAGTTAGCCTCAGTAGCAGTGCCGCCAGTCTCGTCATTAAGTAGACCAGGGTTAGCATCGGTAGTACCGCCGTCTCCAAGAGGAGAAACAGCATCGTTGTAACCAGTGGTTGTACCACCAGCGGTGTCATAGTCTGGAGGACCTTGCTGATTACCAGAGAAGTTGGTGTCAGGCTCGTTGTAGAGTGCTTCTGAACCATCACGTGGGCCGCCAGAGGTTCCGAGGCGATCCTGATAGTGAGACTTCATGGCGAAGATGAGTCCGGTAGGACCAGACATAGGTTGAACGCCACAAATGTCATATGCCATTAGGTTAGGCATAGCACGACGAACTAGGCTGATCATTACTGGATCGAAACCAGCAAGTGAACCTGTTTTGGTATCAAGACCAGAACCAGATAGACCATCTCCGTTGATAGCACCAACAGAATTTGGTGCTTCTGTGAGCATGTTTTGCTCTCTAAGAGCAGCTACTTGGTTTTCAAGTAGGGTAGCGGTTACAGCTCTCTTATGCTTATCTGTAATAGGAGCAACTCCTTCGGCATTGAGAACCTTATCCCACTTTTTAGTGACTTGGGATGCAGGTAACATTTTTTTCCTCTAAGATGTTTGAGTTAATAATTATTTATGATTTATTCAATTCCAACGTTGAATCCACTCAACATACTTATCCATTTCTGGATTAGTATTTTCGACTAGATCTGCTGGTTGGTCATCAACTGCTTCTGACTTAGCAACTGATTCTGGGAAGTATGATTGTCTGAGTGTTTTTACAGCTTTTGTAAACTGCTCTTCAGATTCAAACTTCACTCCTTCTGCTAGAGAAGCGAGTTTTTCTTTTTGAGTATCAGCAAGTCCCTCTGAAATTTTATTTAGAGTTACTAGTTTTGTTTGCTCACTAAGACGATTATTTAATTCAATATTACGCTCAACTTCTTCGTTGATACGTGCTTCCATTTCACGAATCTCGTCCGCCATTCCTTCGACAACAGTTTCCTGCTCTTCGGGAATATTAATATAATGTTCTTTAAAGAGATTTTGAAGACCGGCAATAAAGTCTTCGGTAATCTCATTACGTAGACCACGATCTACAGCAACTTGGTTTTCTTCAATCCAGCGTTGTACACCGTAGTTTACAATACCTTTTACTTCTTCAGATAGCTCTGCTGTTTTAACAGCAACTTGCTCTTCTACTTGTGCTTTAAAATGCTCTTCGAGTTTTTTATACTCTTCATCAAGCTTAGATTTAACAGCAGATTCAAAGATAGTCTTTGCTTTTTCTTTGAAATCTTCTGAGAGTTCTGTTCCTTCTGTTAGAGCGTTGATGTCGTCAGACATGTCAAGTTCTTCATATGAAGGTTTGATTGGATAAGTTACAGCGGGACCTGTACTGGTTCCGTAAGCAACTTCAGCTCCTACTGATGGTGTCTTGCCTTGGTCTCCTGGATCATTGATGTTGGCGGTTTGAGCAGAACCATCGCTTTGGGTTGCCTTGTCTCCAATTGGAGCGGCAGCCTTAGCACCAGGATTCTCTTCACCATCATCATCGTGCTCATGAGGAGTCGTTGATGTGCCACCTAAATCGGTAGCAGCTTTTTGTCCGATTGCCACTCCTGGTTGAACAGTTGGCATAGGATCTTTGCCTCCTGCCTTAGCAGTTTGGACATCGGAGATTTGAGTAGGGTCTTTACCTTCGCCTGGAATTACGGAAGCAGAAACGGAGGGCATAGGATCCCCCGCTTCAAGAACAATACTTTGTTCTTTGACAAGCTCCTCAAATCTTTCGTTTAACATATCTGACATTTGAGTTTTCCTCGTACATCTAACAATTATTCTAAGATTATTTATGAAATTATAGATTTGAAAGGTAGTGCTCAAAAACTTTGAGCGTCCTTTCTTCGATATTTTTCCGGGTTGATTCGGAAATGTATCTGTGATATTTATCAATCCTTTGTTCGTGGAATTTTCCACCATCCCAAATCCATTCTTTTCCTTCCATAATTCCATTTACGAAAGCGTCAGGAGCAGAAGGATCTGCTACAATATCAGCAGCAGTAGAAAGCATAAAGTCATCACGTACATAGTTACAACCATTACGCTCTTCTAATGAACCCATACCTCTAGAAGAAACTCCTAGTTTAACTCCGGCATCAAGCAAATTCTTAGCCATCTTGCCCATAGGCATTTCTTCTAAGATTTTTGCTTTACCGACAAAGTTGTTTCCTTCAGCACGTAGATCAGTAATTAAATGAGAAACTCTATCTAAATTTACTGTTGGTCCATCTGGATGACCCAACTCACCTAAGGCACGTCCGGGTTTTACATACTGCTCAGCATATCTTTCTACTTCACGATTTAAAACTTCAAACGGATAAACTCTTCCGTTTCTATTTCTAATTTCTGATTGTAGAAATACTCCTTCAATGTAAAGATTTTTCTTTCCACTTTGGGATTCTTCGACGAGAATACTAACCTCTTCGATTTTTTCTGTAATTAGTTTCATTGCTCCGGTTCCAATGTCTCTACTGGTTCGTCAAAATAAGAAGAAGCAACGACTTGTTTATAACTGTCAATAGCTTCTGCTGCTTTATCACTCATTAGATCATTAAGCATAGTCAGAGCATTTGCTTTTTGGTTGTTAGCAATAGCTTTTACAATATCAATTGATTCCATAATACACCTGTTGGAATTATTTAATTATTTAGACAAACCTTTATTTGTAGGTGGTTTTGGAGCAATTTTTGCTTTTTCTTTTTCCATGTCCATTTGTAAAGCAGCATCATCTTCTGCTTTACCTGCTTCAATTTCTGGAGCAAGAGCATCGTTCTGTCTTACTGCTGTATCTAAAGCAAGATTGTCTGATGGAGACAAAGCAACTCCAGATTTAATATCTTTCTTAATTTGCTTGTCCATCTCTTTATATTCTTTGTCAGTTTGAACAAGAACTTGACGACGAATATATTCAACAGAGAAATATTTTCCTACAAAAGGATCCATCTGTTCAACAACAGCAAGACGCTCTTTTAACATTTCAATTTGCTTCAACTCATTAAAATGATTATCAAATAAGAAATCATATTGGATATGTTGTTCCATATCCTCCCAATCCTCAGGAGTAATGATTCCTTTTAGAACTAGTTGAGTTTCTAGAATGTTGTGAAATAATTCAGAAAAACGTTTACGAAGACGACCAACAAACTTTGAAAACTTGAGTTCGTCTCTTAAAATTTCTGTAGTTTTTCCTAGATTAAATGCTTTGTTATCGTCTGTTAGACGTGAAGGTGGTAAGTTGAGTGAATTGTAAAGTTTCTTTTTAAAATACTCAACGTCCTTAAGTTCACCTAGATTTTGTCCACCAGGAAGTGTAGAGATTTCTGTTCCTCTACCACCTTCTCTACGTGGCAACCAGAAATCTTCAAGCATACTCATATGCTTTTTGTCATCACGAATTTCTCCTGTAGCAGAATCGTAAACCAATTTATTACGATACCTTGCCATAACATCACGGAGATATTGTTCCGCTTTTACCTTGGGTAAATTGCCTACATCAATGTAGAAAATTCTACGTTCGGGAGCACGGGACAATCTGTAGATAACAAGAGAGTCCTCAATCATTCTTAATTGATTGAGAGACTTAACCGCTTTGTGTAAAAAACTAATAGTAATTTTTTTGTTTGTGTCTTTTAATCCAGACTCAGCACAAGCAATTGAATCAGCAGCAATTTTAATTCCTTGATGTGTGCCAAAATCCATTGGACTATTGACTTGTGGTTGCTTTACAGCATAACCTTTTGGATTGTAAATGTAGTAATCAATATAGTCACCCCAATCAAATTCAAGGGCACTGCCCCTTTCAATCATTTTGGTATCTGTATCTTTACCTAATTTATGACGAACTTTCTTAAGTTTAAGAGGATCAATATATCTTAATTCTGTAATTCCTTTTTTAGGATTTTCCAGATCTATAACTTTATGATAATAGGTTCTACCATCAATATACCAATTACGAACAATTTGGTGAGCATGTTTGTCAAACTGTAACATCCTCAAAATTTGATTAAATTCTTTTCTAATTTTTGTTTTAATATTGTCTCCAATATCTAAATTAGAAAGTTCAATCTCGACCGGAGCATCATCTGCATCAGAAACAACGAACTCATTCACAATTTCGTCGATGGCGGTATCACACTCTGGATGTAATGCCATACTACGATATCGTTGAATGAGTTCGTATTCATTCCTTACATTTCCTCCTCCAACATCAACATAAGTTCCGAAGTATCCGCCAGCAACAACGGATACTCCATCTTCTTCATTAGGCGGAACCGGAGATTGACCTACCGGTTCCGTTTGTTTGTTGATCTTGAAACCAAATAACTCGCTCATAGTAAATTAAATAAGATCCTCTTACGACTATTTATCTTACTTGATAATAGGTCTTACATCAGCGATTCCAGAAGCTGCTGCTCCAGTCAGTGATGTTGTTTGAGGAGTATCAACGGTCCAGTATGAATATTGGAATTCAACTGAGAATTCTTCAATCTGATCATTGCTGTCATAAGCAAGATCGATAG